AAAAAGGCCCCCTTTGTCAACCTTGTCAACTTGTGTCAAAATTTTTGCAATTCCAAAACGAAACGGACCCCCATGATTCCTGACGAAATTGAATCCGAACGGCTGAAACTTGAGTACCGGCTCGCGCAGCTTGATACGCAGGAAAAGGCCCGAATGAATTTCCTCGACTTCGTTCGGTACGTTTGGCCGGGGGCCATTCTTGGTGAACACCATGCCATCATGGCTAAGGCCTTTGACCGGATCGCCGCTGGGTCCTTGAAGCGTTTGATCATCAACATGCCCCCTCGGCACACGAAGTCTGAATTTGCGTCCTATCTCCTGCCGGCGTATCTCATGGGCCGTGATCCACGGACCAAGGCCATTGAGGCGACGCACAATAGCGAGCTTGCTGTGCGTTTTGGCAGGAAGGTTCGGGATTTGATGGACATGGAGACTTACAAGGAGGTGTTCACCGATGTAAGTTTGAAGCAAGATTCCAAGGCGGCTGGCCGGTGGGACACGAACAAGGGTGGGGAGTATTTTGCTGTTGGCGTGGGGGGTGCGATGACGGGTCGGGGTGCGGATGTTTTGATCATTGATGATCCGCACTCGGAGCAGGATGCGATGAGTGATTTGGCTTTGGACAATGCGTGGGAGTGGTATATCTCTGGGCCGCGCACGCGTTTGCAGCCGGGTGGGGCGATTGTGATTGTGATGACGCGTTGGGGGACGAAGGATTTGACGGCGCGGTTGCTCAAGGCGCAGAAGTCACGGAACGCGGATCAGTGGGAGGTGATTGAGTTTCCGGCGATCTTGCCTAGTGGTAAACCCTTATGGCCGGGATTTTGGAAGATTGAGGAGTTGGAGGGGGTGAAGGCCACGCTGTCGGTGCAGAAGTGGAACGCGATGTATCAGCAGCAGCCCACGAATGACGAGGGTGCGATTTTGAAGCGGGAGTGGTGGAGGGTTTGGCCGCATGATGACCCGCCAGTTGTGAACTATATTATTCAGTCTTTGGACACGGCGTACTCCAAGAAGGAGACGGCTGACTTTTCTGTGATCACGACCTGGGGCGTGTTTTACTTGAACGAGGACTCGGGGGCGTCGATTATTTTGCTTGACGTCAAGCGCGGGCGCTGGGACTTCCCGGAGTTGAAGCGTATTGCGAAGGAGCAGTATGACCACTGGCAGCCGGACAATGTGCTGATTGAGGCGAAGGCGACGGGGACGCCTTTGCAGCAGGAACTCAGGAGGATGAGCATTCCGGTGACGATGTATTCGCCAGGCGGGCGTCGTTCGGGGACGGACAAAGTTGCGCGGGCTAACGCAGTGGCGCCGATATTTGAGGCGGGGATGGTTTGGGCGCCGGACACGGACTGGGCGGAGGAGTTGGTGGAGGAATGCGCGGCGTTTCCCAATGGAGACAACGACGACATGGTCGACAGCACCACCATGGCGATGATGCGGTTCCGCCAGGGCAACTTCATCAGTTTGGCTACTGACGACGATGAGCCGCAGGATAAAGGGGAGCTTGTGCCAGAGTACTATTGACGCTTAAAATGGCTCTAATTCTTTTACGGAGCCTGTCGCATATGGACGAAGAAAATCTGTCTCCAAATCAGATGAGCGAAGGCTATTCCCAAGAGCCGGTTCAGGGGTTTGCGTTTGGTGGGATTGCCATTCCATCACAGCAGATTTTTTTGCGGGGATCGGACAAGGCGTATCTGGCCGAGCGACAAAAAGAATTGGATGCCTATGAAGCGCAGCGCCTGGCGTACAACGACCAGTTGACCAAGTGGCAAAACGAGGTTTACAACCCTTACAAGACGCAGGTGGATGCGTACAACGCCGCTTCACAAAAGTACAACACCGACGTTTACAACCCTTACAAGACGCAGGTGGATGCGTACAACGCAGAAGCGCAAAAGTACAACGAAGAGGTTTACAACCCGTACAAAGCGCAGTTTGACAAGTACAAGGAAGCGGTTGATGCTTGGAATGCAGGACCACGCGACACGGACTACGCAGGCCCTTCAGAGCCCACATTAGCACGTCAATTCACACTGACCGCACCTACACAGCCTAAGGCGTTTGATATGGTTGCGCCCACCACGCCTGAGGGGTTCAAAGGCGTTGCGCCTGTGATGCCGTTCAAAGAGGAAGAAATCAAGGCTTACCAGGAGGCTGCGGCAAAGCGCGCGCGCCAGGATGCAGGCCACCGTGCGGTTGCAATTGACGTGGTAAGTGACCCTGAACGGTTTAATTTTGGATCAATGTCCATAAGCAATCGCTTTATGGCGAAAGGGGGAGAAGTGAAAGAAAAGTCCGCAAAAGAAATGTTGGGCGAGATGGGCGGGGGCCGTGAGCCGACTAAGGATCAGCTGTTAAAAATGATCCAGGAAGTTAGCTCAAATGGCAAGCTGTCGAATAAGCAAATCCTTCAGGCCGTTGAACGTGTTGCGGCTGCAGGTCGTGGCGGCGATGAGTTACTGGCCTATCTTTCTCCTGAGTCCGTTAAATTGCTCAAGAAGATGGGAGGCTCTGGAACTATCAATCCTGCAACGGGCTTGCAGGAATTTAAAGGTGGCTTTATTGGCAAAATTGTCGATATGGTCAAAAACGTGTTTAGCCCCAAGAGCGCGGCCCCTGCAGCATCTGCAGCATCTGCAGCCTCCGCACCGGCCTCAGCAGCCGCAGCAGCACCTGCCGCTGACGCTCCTGCACCCCCTTCTGCAGCTGAATTGATGAAGCAGCTTGAGGCTTCTAACTCGGCCAGAGAAGCGCTGCAGGCCAAGTACGACACAGACCTGTTAACCTTTAAAAGCCAGGCTGAGAAGGATAGGGAAGAGGCCATTAAAGCCGCCTTGGCAACTGATGCGCAAAAGCGCGCTACTATGATTGCCCGTCCTATGATCGGCAACAGGATTCCACAGTTCCAAGACAACATGCCCGTTGGCAACACGGCTAAGGACTTGTTGGCGCAGATGCCATCCGGCGATCCAATGAGCAAAAACTTTGTCGGCCCGCGCAGCCCGGAAGAGGAAGCGCGGTTCAAGGGCCAAGCAACCGACAAAAAGGGCTTCACGCGTGACCCTAACGAGATTGGAACGATGGCCCTGGTGCCTTGGTACAACCCCAAGACAGGTGAGTCGTATGTCGCCCCGGATGGAGCAACCAAACCCCCAAGTGACGACTGGGTCAGGGGCGAGGGCCCTAACGGGATGCCAAACTTGAAACGTCCCCCAGGCTTCAATGAGCCCACGCCCATTCCGCAACTGACTCCTGTGGCCACGCCCAGTCTGGACTTTGGTCGTCGCCTCAGCAGCCCTGGAGTTGGCGCGGAACCACCTAAGTCTCCTGCGTTTGGCGGCGTTGATCAGGACAACTTCTTTGCCCTGAATCCGAAAAGCTCCACGGGCATCTCTCCGGGCACCATGGCCATTGGCTCGCCGGACATGCCGATGTTTGGTGCGATGAACACCATGAACACGCTTGGCTCAAACAAGAACTTGTCTCCAGGAATGTTGGGAGGCCAGGAGAGTCTTGGCTTTTTTAGCGACCGTCTTGGGAACACCATTTACTCGGCGGCCCAGCCTCAACTTTATCGAACCTTTGCAAAGGGTGGCATGGCAGAGCGCCTGGCAGCGTCGAACGCCTACAACATGTCCGACTCGGAAGAGCAGGCCATCAACACCGATCCCTTAGGGTCGGCGCAGCGGATGATGAGCGAGCTGATGGACACCCGGGCAGACGCCCCGAACGAGGTAAGCATCAAGCGCTTGCCAAAAAGCGGTGGCGCGTCTAAGGGCAAGAGCAAAGAGATGGCCATGGACCTCGGAGACCTGGCAACGATCAAGGACATGCAGGCGCTGACCTCTGCCAAGGCCATGGTGCCTGAGCTCAAAGGCGAAGACAGCGCACGCTCGCAGATGGAAGCCTTGGCACTGGCGTACAAGTTAAAGGCCAAGGAAGCAACCAACCAGGCCCGGGGTCTGATGCGAAACACCATGGGCGCTCCTACATTGGAGAAGCCCACCTTGACCAAGAGCTCGCTGACTAAGCAGCGCTTTCAAAAAGGTGGTGAAGCAAAAAAGGACGTCGCTGAAAGCACCGAGGAGCCCGGTGTTTTCGGCGTGAGTGACTATGCCACCAAGGCATCGGCTCGCATGTTCCCTGATCAAAAGGGGCAGGACGATCAGCGCGACGCGGTTCGCCACATGTTGGCTGCCGGGATTGTTGCCCAGAAGTACGGCCCAGGGACCGCAAAGTTTTTGGGTAAGGCCCATGAGCGCCTAAGCAATCCAAAGTCGTTTTTTAACATGCTTGGCATTGGCGATGCTCGTTACGACTACGACGTGGACGTGCACAACAATAACCTGGGCGTGGAGCTTGCAGCGCGGGCCAAGACCCAGGCTGAGTTGGAAAAGATGGTGCAGGAATTGGCCAAGAAGTCTGTGGACAAGCAGACGCCTGGTCGGCCCTGGACAGTAAGCCGCCAGCAATTGGAAGCCATTGACGAGAAGACCAAGAAGGCCGCCGCGCCTCCGCAGTACCGCTCCGAGGGCAGCCCCAAGGAAGGCGAGTTGTCTCAAGCAGAGATTGACGCAGCAAGCAAGCCGGCCTTTGTGACACCGAAGTCTGGCAAAGGCCGCAAGCAAGGTGAGATCAGCCGTCAGCTGAACTCTGGCGAGGCGTATGTGAACATGGCCAAGGGCGTGACTGAGTTGCCTTATGACATTGCAGGCGCGCCTGTGGACTTGGCCACGATGCTTCTGCGTTCCACGGGCTACAACGTTGACAAGCCTGTCATGAGTAGCGACTGGATCAAGGAAAAGATGACCAAGCTCGGCGTGCGCCCTGAGCCTCCTGCTGATCCGACCGCCAAGGGCTTCTACACCGCCGGCGAGCTGCTGTCCAACCTGACCAATCCTGCTGGCGTGACACGTGCAGGCGTGAAGGGCGCGCAGAAGGCTGGCCAGGTAGCCACTGAAGCGGCCAAGGACTTCCAAGAGTACAACCGACAGCTTTCTGTGCCAGGCGCGTCGTATGCTGTGCGACCCACTGGCAGCACGATGCTTACCGGCAATCTTGGGAATACAAAGCAAAGGTTTAACGCGCCTACTTCTGGCATGGACCAGCTCCTGGAGGAAGGATTGTCTAATGCGCGTTTTGCTGCGGGCCAAAACGCAGACCAGACACAGATGCTCCGAGACTTTTGGAACACGAAAGCGCGCAATTATTTCTCGCGGCAATTTGGGACACCGGATGATCCCATTGCACGGGCCATATCCAAAAAGCAGATTCGCGGCTCTGCATTAGAAGAATCGTTCCCCGAGTACCTGATTGACCAGGTCAATGTAGGCAAGACGCGCGTCAATGACCAAGGACAAGAACGCTTCTTCCCGAAATATCCGCGTGCCATGGAAGATTTTCAACAGCGGTATGACGAGGCCACAGGACTCAAGGGCAGCGTTATTGCGCCGCAAAAAGGGCTGGGTAACCCACAGTATACCTACACCTTGTCGCAGGCTGGCAAAGACCTTGAGCAATTGGCAAAGACCAAAGAAGAGGACAAGCTGTTGACACAGGGTGTTCGTCCTGAGCTGATCAACTCCAATGTGGGTGTAACAACCTTTAGCGGCAAAGAACCGGGCGAGGTAATTGGTGGAAGCACGCGAGCCATTGACCAGTTGTTCGACACGTACGACCTTCAAAGAAAGTCAGGAAACCCGGCACTATTGAACAACATTACTACGGCGATTGAAAAAGGAGAGCCGATTTACGAAATTGTGAACATGCGTAGCCCGTTGTCGAATATCTTTGAACCGACAGCGATTAACGAGTACTTGGCGTCTATCCCGCTGCGAGAGGCCTCCAAGATGCGGTTTGAGGATGCCGTTCGAGGCGCTCTCAAGCTGCAGGAAAACAAAGCCCAAATGGAAAACTTGGCTGCCCGCATAAAATCAGGCAAACCTGTTGCAGACTCGGTGTTTTCGCAAGGCGTGAGCGCCCCCTTGGTGCAGATTAAAAACGGACCGCTTGAGGGGTTTGCCTGGAAGCGCATTGAAGATCGCAAGGCCACTGTGCCTGAGGGCGCGTATGTTGGGCACTCGGTCGGAGGGTATGAGACTGGTGGCATTGGCTACACAACCGAAAAGCGAGAAGGATTTAACACAGGTTTGTGGCAAATCTATACACTTCGGGATAACAGGAATCGCCCTGTCAACACCATTGAAGTAAAGATGCGAGACGAAAACACCCCGGTAGTCACTCAAATCAAAGGCAACGGCCGCGCAACTGGCAACGTGCCTGCCGATAAATACGACACGGCTATTCTCGACTTCCTGCAAGATTACCTCAAGCCGGCAGCAATCGAGGAAAAAGATGAGCTTCTAACTCCTGTGCTGCAAGCATACAAAAGAGCCTTGGATACGACTTCAGGGCAGTGATAAGGAAACGACATGCCAATCGACAAAGCACTCAACCGAGCCCCGGCCCTGGAGGTCATCGTAGGCGGTGGCGGCATTCCTGAGCCGCAAATGGACATCGAAGTCATCATTGAAGACGACGGAGGTGCCACGATTGAGATGGGTGAGGACGATGCGAAGTCGGTTGACTTCTACGACAACCTGGTCGACGTCATTGATCCCGAAGTGCTTGCCAGAATTTCGCTTGACGTGGCCGCCATGTTCGAGGCAGACAAGGGTTCGCGCTCCGATTGGGAGCAGATGTACGCCAAGGGCCTTGATCTGCTGGGCTTGCGCATGGAAGAGCGCACCAAACCCTTCCGTGGCGCCACAGGTGCAACGCATCCGATGATCACTGAGGCCATCATTCAGTTCCAGGCGCAGGCCTTGAAGGAGCTGATGCCCGCTGGCGGCCCTGTTCGCACCCAGATCATGGGCAAAGAGACGGTAGAAAAGTTTCAGCAAGCCGGCCGCGTGCAGGATTTCATGAACTATCAGCTCACTACGGTGATGGAAGAGTACACACCGGAGTTTGACCAGCAGCTTTTCTACACCGGATACGGTGGTTCGACCTTCAAAAAGGTCTACTACGACTACCAACTGGGCCGCATGGTGTCAAAACTGTGCCTGGCAGACGATGTTTACATCCCGTACAACGGCTCAAGCGTCGTTTCCCAGTGCCCACGGCTCACGAACCGCATCCCGATGGACGCCAACGAGTACAAAAAGCGTGCTTTGGCCGGTGAATACCTCGATATCAACGCTGAAACGTACTCCTCGCCGGCGAATCCGAGTCAGATTCAGGCTGCTGTCGACAAAGTCACGGGTGTTCAGCCGACGGATGACATTGGCGAGGTGTTTTTGCTGGAGCAGCTGGTCGATTTGGACATCCCAGGCTTCGAAGACAAGGACGAAAAGGGCGAACCGACCGGAATCAAGCTCCCGTATGTCGTCACTTTGGCCGAAGACAGTCTGAAAGTTGTCGGAATTCGTCGGAATTGGAAAGAAAACGACGAAAAGAAGAGCCGCCGCAACTATTACGTGCACTACGTGCTCGTTGAAGGCCCTGGCGCCTACGGTTTGGGCTTTGTTCACCTCATTGGAGGCCTCGGCAAGGCCGCTACAAGCGCCCTACGGCAGTTAATTGACGCTGGCACGCTATCCAACCTGCCCGCAGGCTTCAAAGCCAAGGGCGCGCGCATTGCGGACGACTCTGATCCGATCCAACCAGGCGAATGGCGCGACATTGACGCGGGCGGCGCGGAACTTTCTGCGTCTTTGATGCCTCTGCCGTACAAGGAGCCCAGCCAGGTGCTGTTTGCGCTGCTTGGCTTCCTTGTGGACGCCGGCAAACGCCTCTCCAGCACCGCCGACATGCAGGTTGGCGACGGCAACCAGTACGCACAGGTTGGAACGACCCTGGCGCTGCTGGAACGCGGCTCTATGGTCATGTCCAGCATCCACAAACGCCTGCATTATGCGCAG